TACAAATTGTAGAACAGATTCTTCCATACTTTCAACCAGAATATACAGTAACTTTGAGAGAACTTCCAGAGTTAGAAATCATTCGTGATGTTCCAATCGTATTGAATAGTATTTCATATGAAGATGATTATGAGGGTGACTTTACTAGTAGACGCTCAATCATATATACTCTAGCATTTACTGCAAAATATTATCTATATGGGCCTGTCACTTCTACCAATATTATTAGAAATGTTCAAGTGGATCAGTATGCAAATACTCCAGTTAATGCGCCTACAAGAGAACAAAGATATACAGTTGCACCAACACCAACAAATGTTGCCGCTTCTGATTTTGATCCAGACGATGATAACTTTGGATTTAATGAAACGACAAGTTTCTTTGAGGATGCAAAAGATTATAATCCTGTAACTGGACAGGATGAATAAATAATAGAAAAGAATTCCTAAAGGAAGAAAGTAAATGGCAATTAGACAAGTTATATCAAGATCTATTGGGGTTGATGTTATTGCAGCAGAAGATATTGCTGCAAATGCTATCACCGCAGCAGAGATTCAAGATGGTGTGATTGGTGGGGCAGAACTTACTACACCATTTAATTATCAATCTGGACTTTTGTATCTAGATAGTACAAATAATAGAGTAATAGTTGGAGCTACTAGTGCGAATGAGAAATTTAAAGTAGTAGGTAATATTGAACTATATAATGATGATACGGATGGTTATATCTGGTTTCACGATTTTGGAACAAGAAGTTGGGCTATTGGAAGCGATCAAAGCACAGGAAACTTTTCAATTACTTCTCAGTCGGATTTGCTAGCCAATGAACGACTTACTATAAATCCAAACGGATTTGTTAGTATTGGCACATCTGGTGGTAACGAAAAATTAAATGTTCAAGGTGCAATAGGTTCTTCCGCCGCATCAGCTGATTTTAATTCTGGTGTCGAAAGAATTATAATTGACTATACTGGCTCTGTTGCTCGTGTTGGTCATGTTAATGGTGCATCTGGTAGTGCTAAACCACTTCAGTTTTTGATTGCCGGCGGCACTAGTATGACTCTCAGTACTGACGGATATTTGGGCATTGGCGCAAATAACACGAACCCAACATCACCTCTTCAAGTTGAAGCTTCAGTTCAAAGATTAGCAACATTTATTTCAACAACCCATGATCCTCAAATTTATCTTGGAGATGCGGCAAGCTCTGATAACGCAATTATTTTGGGTTATGATAGAGCAGATAATAGAGGTTACTTAACAGTCGCTGGTGATGGAGATGATGTACTTACAATAACTAATGGTGGTAATATTGGTATTGGAAATTCTAATCCATCTGTTGCAAAACTTCAAGTAGGTAATTCTTCCACCTTATCCGCACAAATATGTAATACTACTGTTGGTGGACATTATTTTGAGTGTCAATCGGCTGATGGGGAAAATGGTTTTACAATTTATCAAAAACACGGTTCGACTTCAAGTAGACACTCATTTATAGTAAAAGATAATATTTCTACAGGAAGAACAGCATTCGCTGTAAGAAGTGATGGAAATGTTTTCTTTGGTGGCAGTAATTCAACCAACACAACTACTGTTGGTAGTTTTATTAACAGTTTAAATGGTGGGGGTAAATTCTCTGGAATTTGGACTAGTCCATCAGACGGCCCGCAGTTTAGTATGTCTAACCTTACAACAAGTATAAACTCTGGTTTTAGACATATTAGTTTTAGAAGTGGTTCAAATGCAACTGAGAATGGCGCCATATATAACAACGGTTCAAATGTTAGTTATTCCACCTCATCTGATTATCGTCTAAAAGAAAATGATGTAGATATTGAAGATGGTATTGATTTAATTAAATCTTTACGGCCTATTAGATATAATTGGATTAATAATCCAGAAGAAACAGTAATGGGATTTTTTGCCCATGAAGTTTCAGAGGCTGGAATTCCACAAGCTGTTAGAAGAGATAAAGATGAAGTTGATGAAGATGGAGAAATTATTCCACAACAACTTGATCAATCACAATTAGTTCCAGTTTTGACCGCTGCATTGAAATCTGCAATCGCAAGAATTGAAGAACTTGAGACTAGACTTACTGATGCTGGACTTTAATAGTCCACATAAATAATACACAATCACATAATGGAGTGAAAATACTATGACTGAAGAAACTAAAAAAATGATTAATATTGATGGTGTTGATTATGCTATTGATGACTTGGATGAAAAGACTATTAAAGTAATTAACAGTCTTGCAAAGTCCAATCAAATAGAAGCGGACTTGTCCTTTGAAATTGAACAACTCAGAGTTGCGAGACAAGTTTTGTTTGATGAACTAAAGGGTTTGCTTCCACAAAAAGAAGAAGCAGATGAGCAATCAGACTGATATTTTGGATAATGTTTTAGGTATTACAGAGCCGGTGGAGATGGTGACTAGAGAAGTATCTCCACCTAAACCTGTTATTGTTCCAGAAACAAAACTAAATGATGAAGATATTGACAATGATTATAAATATCAGCGAGAGAATTTTTATAATCTGATTGAAAGAGGACAAGATGCAATTGATGGTATTCTTGACCTTGCAAGAGAATCAGAACACCCTAGAACCTATGAGGTTGCTGGGAACTTAATTAAACAGGTTGCTGAGGTTACAGAAAAACTTGGTGACTTACAGGCAAAGATGAAGAAACTCAAAGAAGTTCCCAACTCTGCGCCACAAAATGTAACTAACGCATTATTTGTTGGTTCTACTGCTGAATTACAAAAGATGTTAAAGGGAAAAAACTAAGATGCCATTAACCAGAATTAAAAATACGGCAATCGGTGACGGTGGTATTTCAACCGCAAAACTTGCTGATGGTGCTGTTACTACTGTAAAACTTGGTAATGACTCAGTAAACAGTGCAAAAATTGGTGTAGATGTTATTGCTGCAGTTGACTTGGCGGCGAACTCTGTAGAGACTGCCGAAATTAGTGCTGGTGCTGTTACTGGAGCAAAATTAGCTAATAATCTAGATTACGATTCTGGACTTCTCTACCTAGACAGCACAAATGATAGAATAGGCATCGGCACAACATCCCCACAAGAAAAACTTCAAGTTAGTGGTGCTGTTATGGCAACTGGAACGGCAATCAACACACCCGCTAGTTCTACAACAATAGATATAAGTAGTAATGTGTCTAGATTTATTAGTGCTGGGCCAGATTCATCAACAGTTGGATCGATATCACTGAACGCTGAGTCAGATAATGCTTCAATCGTATATCAACCATTTCATTCAGATGTTTCTGGAAATGTGTCTCTTGGTTCACGACCTGTAGCTATTCCAGTAACTATAGATTCTAGTCTTGCTGGAATAGCTGTAAATTCTTCTGGTTCAGTTGTAAATATCAACAATCCAGGCAATGGTGCAACTCTTAAATTAACTGATCCTGCTGCTGGTGCAAACAGAGGGTTTGCAATGAGCCTTCAAAATGTCACTGCAATTGTTAATAACTCAGAAGCAGGCCCAATTGTATTTGGCACTGGTAATGCTGAAAGAGCAAGACTTACTAATACAAACCAAACACAACTTTCTTTGTATAATACATCACCTCCAGCTACTGGTCAAGCATCTCTTGTTGCTGGTGACAGAACAATTTTAGGTGATGTGGTAAATTACCAATCTCTTTTTTCAAACAATGCATATTATGATGGCACTACTTGGAGATATTATCGAAATGATGAGTATAGTTCTATCAGAATGTTTGATGGAAAAATATACTTCCACACTGGTAATGCTGGAACAGCTGGTAATCAAATCACAAATATAGATGGATATGAAAGAAGGGTTACTATTGATGGAACACAAAATGGTGGATCGAGTAGAACTCAAATGTATGTTGAAGATTCTTATCTAGTATCTCATGCCAGAAATGTTTATTTTGCTGAAAATTCAACTCCACAGTATGTAACTACTGGTTGGGTTGATACCGCTCTATCATTAAACAATGTCTTTATTCCTAATCATGTCAGAGTGATGCCATTCTGGTTATATGGAACATTCAGAAATAATGGGATGACCGGCCTTAATCATACAGGATTTAGATTAAGAGTTACAGGTGGTTCGATTTCTGGAAGTGCATATATTGGAGATGGTGGCTGGGGATTTGGTATTCATCAATTGGTTGGGTCTACCATAGGAACTAACTGGAATACATTTTGCAATCATGTAAACTTGTTAGATTTTGATGTAAATAATAACCAAGCAGGATTGACGGCTGGTTCAACCTATAATTTTACTGTTCAAGTAAAAGATGCATATGCCAATGGTAGTGATTTGGTTATTGCTGGTGAAGCCAATGCTGGTCAGGCAACTTACGCACCATTTAACTGCACATTAATTATTGTATAGGGGTTAATAGAATATGTTTAGTATTATAGATATGATTCATTACGCTAAAAAAATACACAATGTAAATATAAATTTTACAATTGTTGGCGATCTAGATGAAATTACTAGTAATGAAACTTTCATGGAAAAAGTTAAATGGCTTGATGGGGTCGACATTGATGGAAATCAAACATTCTTAGACTACTCTCCACTGACTTATGATCAAGTTATAGAAAATTACGATCTATCTAAAAGACAAAAAATTATTGATAATATCAGAGAACAAAGAAATAAAAAACTTGCTGAAAGTGATTGGATGGCAAACTCTGATGTAACTATGAGTGATGAATGGAGAACCTATCGTCAAGCTCTAAGAGATATTACAGAT